ATGACATATCTGGATTAGCTATTGCGTATTCTATTATTTGTTCTACTGTCTTGTTCGTCATAATTGTTTATTTTATAATTGATATTGCTTTAGTTACTAACTCCTTTATTTCATTCTCCCTTTTAGTGTGTAAGTATTTAAGCTCTTTAAGTTCCTTTTGCATTTTAATGTAATGTACTCCGACTATAGATAGTCCCTTTACTAAATCTGCTAAGTCCTTATTATCTGGCTTTAAATCTGACCATTCTAAAACTTTCCTTGAGGCTGACTCAAACCATAAGTCACGCTCTCTGTCGTCTTCATAAGACATTATGAGAAGTATTTATCTAATACTAACGCATCTATGTTAGATAAACTCGTCATCATCATTACGATGTCTGTTATATCTGTCTCCTGAGCTAATACTGTATGAGTCTCAAATGAATGTCCTTGTTCTTCGCTTAAAGCGTTACAGCGACTACTACCTTTGTCATAGTCACCCTCTACTGTCAATACAGCTCCGTGTAAAATTATTTCGTACATAATGCAGTGTTTTTTTCGTGTTGAGAATAAAAGGATTGTTTAGCGTAGGTCTGTTGACCCATTGACTCGTATCTATATCCTAAGATAGGATTGACACCTGTGTTCCAAAATTGTTTTGTTGGTTTCATTGTTATAGTGTTTAGTTTTGTTTATTTATGCTCACCACATTAGTGAGGGAAGCATCTTATTGATGGTACAAACATACGAATTATTATTCAATATACCAAACTTTATCGCATAAAAAAGAGGATTATTTCTAATCCCCTTCTTAAAATAAAACAAAACAAACACCCTAAGACTTAATAAAGAAGCCCATTTCTTTCAAACTATCCGTATCATAGTATATATAATCGGTATAAATACCTATCCTAGTAACACCTCGCATTATTAAACCCCTTATTAGTTTCATTCGTTTAACACTGTCCTTTATATTAACCCTTACACCTAAACCAACTCTGTGTGGATTCTTTGTAGTTAATGTTAGGGTTTTCGAGTTTTCTTTACACGTATAGCCTAAACCTATTTGAAACCTCATCCTCTCCTCTCTAGCTATATCGTCTAATATATAGACTGGTAACCTTTCCATGTAGTTCTTTCCACTCTTTACATTACATCTAAAACACTTACAACCAAACTGACTCCAGAGTATATTCTTTAATCCCTCCTTATCATCTGCCTCTGTGTAATCAAAAGTGTATTCTGGTTTATGTGCTTCCGTATTATACATACTCTAATATACAACAAAATACTAGTATTCTAGCTATGTATTATAAATACTTATAAATAATAGTTTTCGTAAGTTTTCGTAAATAAACTTGCATATGTCAAATATTTTTTGTAACTTCGATTTAAGTTATTAAGATAATTCAACTAATATATCTTTTAAGGCATCTACAGATGCTACCCTACGGAGTAGCTAAGATATATATATATATAAAGAAATTTATTTGTAGACAGGATAGGTGTATTCCAGATTGAAATATAAATATTTACAAAACTTTAACACTTTTTATAGTGTGAAACATTTTCTTTTTTGTATATTCACTCTTTCTTATAAAGAAGGTTACACCGCATAACAAATGCGGATTGATCGAAGTATACTTGTATAAGGGATAATTATATTATTTTTTAATACCTTATTATAGCTACTCCTCAGACTTCGTCTGGTGTTTTAGTAGTTGTATATTAGTGCGACTTATAAATAAGAAATAAATTAGTCCCGAATATATATTAAATTTGGGACATTTATTATAATCTCTTTGTCTTCTCGAAGGATCTACCACCAAAGTAAGCAACAAAAACAGTTACTAGTAGTGTTTTAAGTAAATCAACCCAGCCACTATCTACATTAAAGTTCATACCGTAAGAGTCACCTATAATAAGCACCATAGTCATAACAGTTAGGAATATAAGAGTTAAGGGTCTAACGTTCTTAGATAAGAAGCTATCACTAGCCATGTCAGCAGACCATCTTTGAGATACTCCTTTCATATCCTCTAAATCTAACTCTATTAACTTTAAAGCATATTTTCTTTGCTCTTCTGTTAAAGCGTTAGGATCTGATTTGATTGCTTCCATAGCTCCTTTAAGATCACCTGAAGCTACGTTTAACGCTACATCAGCTATCTTCTTAAAGTCTAAACTTCTAAGGAAATCTCCAACTCTAGTTGAGCCATGTATTTCTTTGTATGTTTTTTTCTTATCTGGCATCTTTAATATATTTTATTAGTTCTTCAATAGCTTTATCCCAATCAACCATTTTAGCTGTAAATCTATCATGCATCCTAGGTTGCATTAAGAATACGTCGTTTGTGTGTAGTGAATCAAATAAATCATGACTTAGTTCGTGAAATATAAGTATTTTCTTTTGTCGTTCATTTAAATAATTCCAATAGTAAGGGTGTACAGATACTTCAACTCTATTAGAATCGAACATACCATGAGCTACACCAGCATAAGGAGTTTTAACTAAGCTAGCATCAAATACTACTTTAAAGTCTCTCTTCTTAACTTTTATGTCGTTCTCAGCTAGTATTTCAAAATACTCGTCTACATAAGGCTGTAGCCTACTTGAAACTTCATACTTATAGCTCTTACATGAGCTTAGTAAAGTTATTAGCAATAAACTTAAATAGACCCCCTTCATGTTAAACATACCCCAGAATATTAAACGTTCGACCATCGAGCCTCATGCCCTCTTATGTCGTAATGTGTAAATGTATTATATTTACCAAGCCCTCCTTGACTTATGAACTTCCCTTCCATTAACCTATCTAACGCTATGTAGACTTTGTTTGTAGATATATTCTTTATCACTAGGTCACTAGCTTTTCCCAGAATATGCTGCGAATTAGAAACCCCTCCAATATCTTTATTGTGAGCTACACACCTGTAAGCACTATTGATTTGTATCGGCTCATCTAATATGTCTCTAACTATCTGTAAATTTTCCGCTAATGCTTGAATGTTATCTCTAACATTATCTGGCATCTTACATCCACACTTGCAGTTAAACTCATTAATGTTAAAGTTTTTAGTCATCCTTTTTCTTTCTTTTTTTAGCCTTTCTTATTGATTTTAACCTACTTCTCCTATCTTTGAACTGATTAACGCCATTAACTATCTGTATACACGTCCATACTATACCGACAATCATTGCGCCTATCTTTACAGCCTCACTAATGTGAGTCATAGATATACCTAATGTAGTTGCATTAATTAATGCAGTAGACTTCCATTCCATTCTAAATACTTCTTTAATATTATAACGAGCTAGCATCTTAGTGTTTGTTTGTTTTAAATACTTGTAAAGTAATTAGCTTCATTATCAGTTAACTCCATTTTATAGGCTCTAATATCGGTTATTAAACCACTGAATTTAGTCAAGTTATCACTATAACTTGTGTCACCAGTCATAAATGATGGTATTTCACCAAAGTTATCAGTTGAAGATGTGTCTGTAGCAACCGTTTCTCCGTTTATTGATATTTTAGTTTGATTACCTTTATAGTAAACCATAACTCTCACATTCTTACTGTAAGCATCTACGGTTTCAGTGTGTGTAAATAAGTCGTTATCTTTCTCTACCAAAACTTGAATACTTGATCCGTTTGCCTGAGACGATAATTGAACCCTGTTATTTGTAGTTCCATCTGTAAATGTAAGTTTACTATTAGAGTCTTGTAAATCATCAAACCTAACGTCAAAATAATAAGCTCCCTCATATTGACCTGTATATTGAGAAATCGAAGCAATCCAGAAATCATCTCCACCAGCACTTACTGATGAACTATCTGTTTCTATTAAACTTAGAGGCTTGACTTTTTTCTCAACTTGACCTCCCCAGATTAAAACACCTAAGTCAGGGTATCCGTTTATTGATCCGCCATCACCCAATGTTACTCTGTATTTCTGAGAACCAGAACTAGTAGGTGTTCCTGTTACAGATATTCTATACCAACCATTTGTAACGTACTCTATATTAGCTTCTCCAGCAGAGTTGTTTACAACAGTGCCAGTATCCAAGTTAAATGAAGCACTACCCCAAGTATCGTATGGAGCAGAGTTTCTAGCTTGAAGTAGGTTTATCTCATTCCCACCATTAGCCTTTGCGTATATTGAGAACGTAGTTTTAGTCGCACTGTAAGTAGACACAACTTGCTCAGTGTATTTAACTGTAAGAACTTCTGATGAAGCAATTAAGTTGTCAGCCTCTAGCTTACCGTTTGGAGCTATAGAAGAATTACTCTCTATTAATACATTCGCTTTAACGTGTAAGGATTGAGTAAAGTCGGAGTTATATCTATAGAAATTTGAATTATCTCTTTCAATTTTATAAGAAACCTTATCTCCTTCGTGCTTCCTTTTCGGTTCATCTACACCTATAGGTGACAACTGCCCATTTGAGAGTTCACTAAATGAATCTGAATACCTACGAAAAATAGCTGATGTAGCTGGTTTTATTAATTGTATATTCTGTACCCTATCTGCAAACGGTATCATTACTAGTGACGGCTGCTTCATTTTCTTTCTTTTTTAAGTATTTCTTTAGTTTTAATATATTAGCTTCTTTAGGCTTATATATACTTGCTTTCTTTTTTAGACTCATAATATTAAATATACCAACCTCCTGTGTAATTAACTTCTTTATCTGGATACATATCCTCAGAACTATTCTGACTGTACTCAGTAAACTTATTACTGTTTAAGCACATATAATCAAGAAATCTTTTTGTATAAAACTCAGCTGTGTCACTCATTCTCTGAGCTAGATAAGTAACCTCATCTTTAGATACGGCTTCAGCATTTTCAGCTGTGTGCTTATGTAACCCTCCATTCTTTAATGTAAAGGCACTGTAAGGCAGTATCGTTGCTTGAGTGTACCAAACTAACATAGGTTTAATGAACTCGTCTAACAAGTTCTTATAATCAGCGTTAGCCTCATCGTTAATAGTTCCGTCTACTATACTGGATTGTAATTTCTTATATAGCTTACCTCCTAAGTAGTTTTGTATATGTATGTCTTGTGCGACCTCAATATATTGAACTATCTTACTAGAATCTACGTTTCCGTCTATTAGTGACTTCTTTTTCAAGTCAGCTACACTTATAAATAATGCTTTTCTTGCCATCTTATTCTTCTTCGTCTGTTGGTTGAACTTCCTCTAATACTACTTCTATTTCCTCTAACTCAGGAGTCTCACTAAGCTCGACTTGTGAACTTAGTTTCTCTCCAGTTTCTTCCTCTCTTTTTACTTTAGTAGATATGTTTTCTAATTCAGTAAACTCGATAGGTTGTAATGTTACAAAGTATAAATCTAATACAATCTCATTAAATAACAATATGTCGTTAAGAGCATCTATAATCTCATCCTGTATTGGTCTGATGATCACGTTATCCATAAGTACAGCAGCAGTTCTTAATTCCTCTGCATTGTTACCGAATCCAGTATTATCTTTAATACCTAATAGAATAGGAGATACAATACCATGACCTAACATAATCTTCTGAGTAGCTTCGTCACTCATAAATTGATACTGTGCGTGAGCATCTGGTAAGTGAATTGGCTCTATATCAGCCTTTGTTTCAGCAGACTC